TGATTGCCCAGGATGTACCCAGCACTTCCCGCGACATACGCGCCGGGGAGTGTTTCGGTCCACGGATTCGAGGCGCTTCCGGCGTCGTTCAGCTTTTCGCCCATGCTGCCGGGTTCGTTGTTGCTTGAGGCGATAGCGGCCCATACTGCCGCCCCGACGTTTGATGTCGTGAGCCCAGTCCCCGTTACCACCAATGCAGCCTCAAGGGTGCCAAGCGCATTGATCGTGCCGGTTATATCCCCATCCCCAGCCAAAGCGGCCGCAGCGTGCGCAATCGCTTGGATTGAGCCCGCCAAATCCCCATCGCCGGCCAGCGTTGCGGCCAGGTTCAGGTAAGCAGCAGCCGATGCGCTCGAAATGGTGCCCGAGCCCGACAGAGCCGCCACCATCGAGATAATCAGCGCCCCGGCGCCGGTCAAGGTTCCCGATCCGGCCAGGGTTGCGGCGCCGTTCACGCCGCCTGCCATCGCGATTGTTGCAGAGCCGGAACCGTTCAGATTGTTCCGTGCCGACAACGCGCCGGACTTGATCGGCAAAACCCAGCAATACGGGTTGCGATAACCGTCAGGGATACCAGACTTCGGTTCCCATGCGTCATTCACAAACGCACCCCGCGCCATGCTGGATTTATTGCTGTCGCTGCGGTTCATTCCCAGCCCAATCGCGCCGCCGCCAATGCTCCTGCCGGGGTCTTTCGACAGAACGGAATAGTTACCGATGAGCATTAAGACCAGCCAAGATCAAGGTGGCCGTAAAACGCACTGGTTACGGGGGTTGCGGCACCCGCATACATCAACCAGACCAAACACGCGCCATCATAAACCCGTGGCAGCGATGGCAACTGATTCAGAAAATCACGTTCTGCCGCCACGCCAAGGGTGGTCATGGGCAAGGTAAGAAGCGGTCTTGCCAATACGACGTTGGTCGTGCCGGATGTGTGCGTGACGTTGTAATTGAACTGCTCCACCAACTGAATGCCAGAGTCACCAGCAGCCAGCGGTACGAATGGGCCAAATTTGCCCGCGCCAGTACCGGAATACTCGATCTGACCAATCGGGGCCGTTGCGTTTGAAATGGGCAGCGTGGTCGGCGTGGTTTTACCCGCCGTGCCGGACGAATTGGTATAAGTCAGTTGGATGTTCGGCGTACCCGCACCCAAGGCCACGGACGGCGTGAGAAACGCTTGCACCCCCGCGCCATGCGAGGGCTGGCGGTCGCCAATGTAAACCGTCGCGGTGTGGGTTCCCGTTCCGGTATCGGTACAGGCTACATAGGTCGCGGCGTCAAGGTTGGCCAGGGAAGTAGCAAGGTTGCCAGTAGTAGCACTTACGCGGTTCCAGTAATACGTTGTATTGAGGGAAAGTCCAGCCGGGAGCGTGGTGGTCGTGGTAAACCGAAGCGGCGTACCGCGCTGAATATCCCAGCCCGCCGCCATCGTCAATACGGTCGGCGTCGCTGCCGTGGCCGTGAATGTTTTGGAGTTGACAAGAGCCTGGTTGCCGGTCGTGGTCGTGGTGGTAACGGGATACCAGCCAATCATATCCACCAGCATGAAAATCGCGGGCATCGTGGTTGCTGCGGCTGAAAATGCCGATGCGTTCAGGATGTGCTTGAAATCGGGCATTACGTCGCCGCCGTGTGGGATCGCTCCGGCCAGCCGGTCGTTGGCATTGTGAAACGCCAAGTTCGTGCCAACCGCGCCCAAGGTCATCGCGCCGGGGTTGCCGGTGGCGTGTGGCAGGGCGTACCAAGTACCCGCCGCCTGCGCGCCTACCGCATGGGTGAGTTTGTTCCAGTCTGAGCGCCGAAACTTGCCGTTTGCCGATGTTTCCTGAATCAGATCATCGAGCGAGGTATATCCAGCCATTTAGTTCTCCTAGTTCCACACAAACAGCATGTCTCCAAGCAGCGGCACGCCGGTCAGAGATCCGTTCGGGCAAGCGATGTAATTGATGTAAGCGTCGTCCTCGACCTGCGGTAACTTGCCGCCTGAATCAAGGAAAAAGTCTTTCTCGGCGGGGGCGTCAATGCCGCGCACGGTCAACTCAGCCAAGGGCTTGACCATGACCAGCGTAAACAGGCCAACGTCCGTACCCGCAGTACATTGCACCGACTCAATGCTGCGAACCCCTGTATCGTTGTCCTGCAAGGCAAGGAATGGCCCAAAGCGGCCAGCGCCGGATTGCTGCGTCGTCAGGATGGTTCCGTTGACCGATATGGCCGTGGACATCGTATGCAACGGCGTTACCCGCCCCGCCGTGCCGTCCTGATTCGTATAGGTGACGAAGAATGAATCGCCCACCAATCCATGCGGCGCAACCAGTACCGCCATGATCTGAACCCCCGCGCCATCCGTGTAGCGGGTCAGCACTTGCGTATTGGTCATGGCTTGCTGGTCCGCCGTTCCCATGTCCACGAAGGGGTAAAACATCAGGTAATCCAGCACGTAGATTCTCTGCGGAACCCCAGCAGCCGCAACCGCCATTGCGGTCATTTTCCGCAAATACTTTTGGCTGGGCGAGACATTCCCGCCATGCTGAATCCCACCGTCCACTGATCGGGAAAGCGTCTGCGCAGTCAATGGCGCAGCAGCGTAATACTGCGGTGCCGGATTGCCCGGTGCCATGCTGTAATCGAACCACGTACCCGCACCCGTAACCACGGCGGGCACCTTGCGATAACTCACATACTTGGAGTTGCCGGCAAGTTCGACATCAACCAGTCCGGCGATGTTGGCGAATCCGGTCACTTCACGCCGCCCTCACCTGTGGCGGTAGCCTTCAGGTGCGCGGTGATGGGTGCATTGCATTTGCACGATGGCTTCACCGTTCCATTGAACAGGGAAGCGGGCGCGTTGCAGGCTTTGCAGGTATAGGTGGTCATATCAAGCCTCGGTAACGTCCAAAGCGCCGGCGGCAAATTGCGGCTGGATACCGTTGGCCACCGCGAGGGAGGATGACAACGCGCCCGCGTACAGGACCGTGCCAGCGCCCGATGCCGCCGTTCCAATGGCAACGTGCGTCAGGGTCGCGCCGGTCACGCCGCACTGTGCGAACTGGGCCAGGGCGGCGTTTGCCGTTGCGGCCGCTGCCGGGACGTCCCATCCACCTGTGGTGCGAGGGATCGCAATCCGCACGTAGTTGGTGTACGCCGTTTCGTTGGTCAACTGACTGTTGCCGACACCCGGATCTGCCGTGTGCAGGCTCAGGTACAGGTTCGTGAGCGGGCTGGTCGCATCGTTTTCCGCGATGTCGGCCCACGCGGTCGCATTGAAGATCAACGCAAGGATGCTGTTACAAGTGAGGGTGCTTTTTGGCATGGATTACTCCTTGGGTTTTCCGGCAGGCTTGATCGTTGCGGTGATCGGCCCGTTTGGGGTCTGCATGGTGACGGTCTTGGCGCTCTGTTCGCCCTTGGCATCGATGTAAATCGGGCCAATGGTGATTTCCGGCATGGGCGCTGGTGCCGCGACTGGTGCGGGCGCGGGCTTTGCAGCCTTCGATTCCTTCTCCTTGGCCGCCAGTTCCTTCTCTTTCTCGGCAATCTCGCGGTCCCGAATCTCGCGCTTGGCGTCGGCTACCTGGTCAACCAGCTTCTTTTCCAGTTCCTTGATGCGAACCTGTCCCTCTTTGGTCAGGTCGCTCATGGCCTTACGGAGTTCGGCAATGGTGTCCACCATCTCCTGCTGGCGCATTTCCTCGGCTTGGTCGTCTTGGTCCGTCGCCCCGGCCTCCGCACTGAGTTTGTCCATGAAGGCGGCGTCTGCGTCGCGGGCGATCTGCTCGCGCTCCATGTCCAGCCGGGCCTGCTCTGCCGCCGCTTTCTGGTCGAGTTCCTTCTCTTTCAGGTCCAACTCGCGCATCTTGATTTGGTTCTGGCCGGACTTGTCGGCGTTGGCAAGCTCCAGCTTTTGCATGGCCTGCATGGCTTCCTGCAACTGCGCGCCCTGCTCGGCCATTGCCGCCTCGTACTCCTGCTGCATGGCCTGCGTTGCCGGGTCGATCTGGTCCTCGCCGTCCTGCCCTTCCTCGGGTATCCCGAGTGCGGAACGGATGCGGCGGGCAATCTTGGCGCGGTCCTTGTGGTCCGTGGCCTCGATAACGAAGTCGATAACGAACTTCTGCGCCTCTGGTGGAAGAGCTTTGGTGATCTCGGCCAGTTGCGTGAACTGCTGCGCGCGGTACGTCGGGGTACTCGGCACGTCCTCCAGTTCCAGTTTGAGGGATGCCATGGCGACATCGTTCTCCAGCACTTCATTGCCGCCGGCGTCCACTTCCCCGGTCGGGCGGTTGAAGTAGATGGCCTTCTTCATCTTGCCTTCGCCTACCGTGGTTTCGTGAGGGTGCTTCGAGTCCTCCACGATCAGGGCCAGGAACAACTCGCCTACCCGACGTCGACCAGAGGCGTACTCGTCGTTGATCTCGCCAAGGGTCGTGGCGCTCTGCTCCACCAGCGAATTGATGGCCACCCCCGAAGTGGCGCTGGAATCGTCGCCCAGCATCGATGGGAACAGGCCGGATGCTTGGTGAATCTCCTGCTTTGACTCCTGCAGCATGTTGAACTGCGTCACCGTCAGGTCGTTGTTGTTCTCGATCTTGACGGCCGATACCCCGTTGCGGCGGTCTTTGTTCAGGATCAGCACGGAATCGGCGCGGCTTACCTCGTCAATCGCCTCGTCAATCGTGTTGTGGTCCAGATCCAGCGCATCGTTATCGATCAAGGCGGTCCGGGAACCCAGCAATGCCTGGATGCGCGAGCGGCGGGCGTTGATTTCGTCCTGCGGCGAGATCATGGTACGAATCAGGCCGTAGGGAATACCCGTTGTGTCCTCGCGGAACCCGAAGAAGGGCACATACGGGAAGTGGTTGAACGGATACGGGCTCTTCCGGTCGGTAATCCGGTGCGGTCCAATCCAGATGGACTGGCGAATCTGCGGGAATACCCGCATCTGCGGGCGAATGGCTCCAGACTGGAACAGGGCCATGTGCATGGGCTTGTTCTGGTCGAACTCGGCCCACTTGCCATTGGGCAGCCGGAACACCAGCCCGCGCTTCCACTTGCGGTACCAGACCTCATAAACCACGGCGCGGCGGCGGTCGGTGTCGCGCCACTCATGCTCGGATACCGTGAAACTGTTCTCAGCACGCTCCAGACTGTCGGCCAGGGTCGTGACCTCGGCGGTGAAGTTCTCCGAGATACTGGCAAGGGCATAGCTGGGCCAGCCGCGGCAGGCGCCCATGATCAACTGCTTCATGTGCGGCAGCATTTCGACCAGTTGATCCTCGTCAAACCACTGTTTCCGGACCAGGTAGCGCCAATCTTCCTCGTCGGGCTTGCGCCAGTCCCACCATATCTCGCGCCGGTGCACGTAGTTCGTGCGGTAAGGCGAGTCCCGCGTCACATCGGAGTGCCGCCCAACCTCCACCCAGCCCACACCGGCCTTTACCTGCCCGCTGTAGGACTGGGAAATGGCCCGGTCGGCCATGGATTCACGTTCAGCGACGTTCAGCTTCTTGTTGATGCCCTGCGCAACAGCCTCGGACTGCCCATCGTCCCCGAATGTCACCATCCAGTCGCGGCGGTTCTTCGCTTCCATACCGAGAACAGCATCCACGGTCGGCTTGATCATGTTGCAGATCAACGGCGGAACCCCGCGGTCTGCCATCAACTGCAGGACCTCGGCGTCAAGCTGCTTGTTGTCGTAGTAGTCGGCGCACTGGTTCGCCAACTTGCGCCATGGCGGCTCCTGCGTCATGTCCATCAAGAACGCATTCAACTGCTCCAGCGTCAGGCCGCCGTCCTTCTTCGCTTCCGCCTCGCCCGGGTTCCAGGAAAGGATGGCCACCGAGTTCTTGTAGTCGCGGGCGGTCATCTCGCGGCCGCTTGCGTCGGCCACCATGAGGCTCATCGGGCTCGCCATGATCTCCCTCCGGACGCGCGCCGAGACTCAGGCCGATTGGGGGATTCGCCCATCATCGAGCCGCCGGCAGGGGTGTAGCCCTGCGCCCACTGTCTGAAAGCGTCTGCATAGTTGGAAGCCCAATCGTGATAAGGGGTTGGTTTGAATGTCTGCAATTTCTCGTCGTACTCTTTCCGGTAGTTCTCCAGCGCGGCCAGCAACTCACCGCACTTCTCTTCATCGAAATAGGCCTCATGGAGCTTGCGGCGGGTCAGTTCGATACCCACCGTCACGTCCTGAATCCTCGGAACCACCACAAACTTGTGCCCGGGCATCAACTCTTCTAGCATTTCCCGCATGGAGCGGTTGTCTTTCATGCCCTGGCGGTGCTGGTCGGCGTCGTGCGGCAGGTAATGGGTGCCGAACACGTAGCCGGTGCCCATCAACCACTTAACGAAGTGTTCCAGCGCCTCGCCGTTGGCCTCGTACCCGTTGATGAACAGGTGTTGCCGCGCGACATGCTGGTGACAGGCAATCGCGGTCGTGTCATTCGCGCCAAGGTCCCAAAAGGTATTCACCGGCGTGCCGTGCACGTAGTTGATCTTGGCGATGCGCCCATCCTTGCGGGCGGCGTCCATTTCCCTCGCGTAGAACGAACCGCGAACCGGCATCGGTTCCCACCGGCCTTGAAGTAGTGCTTTCAGGCTGTCCGGGTCGGTCTGCCCTACCAGCAGCAGGTTTTCCTTGTAGCCCGAGTCGATCAGATGCGGGTTATCAGACAGCCGCGCCGGGATGAAGCGGCGGGTGCGTATCTTCTTTTCGCCGCCGTCCGGGTCAACAAGCTCGATCTCCTGGCGCGTCGCCGTGCCATCCATCGGTATCTTCCAGCGGTCTTTCACCCACTTCGCGCCAGGTCCGTCCGGGTTGGTATTGGCCCGAACGTAGCAGGTCAGTGTTGGATCTGCCGAACGAACGCGGGTAATCAGGTACTCGTAGAACACCGGCGTGGGCCAGAGCGTCAATTCCTCGAACCCGAGATACTGGAAGGCCCGCCCGCGATACTTGAAGCGGTCGGCCTCGTACTGGCCGTGCCCGAATTCCAGCCGGGAACCTGCCGGGAACGTCCAGACGTGCGCCTGTTTGTCGTACTTGGCGCCGCGAATGATGTCCGGGTAAAGCTGTTGCGACCGATCAATCAAGTCTTTCAGGTCGGGAAAGGTGCGCCGGAAGATGATTGCCTGGTAATTCCGGTTTCCTACCGCGTCTTGTTGAAGGCCCAGCGCGTCGATCAGGATGCCGTCAGTCTTGCCGCCACCAGCCGCGCCGCCATATAGAACCTCGAACTCACTGGCCGACAGGAATTCATCCTGCTTCGCATGGCCTTCCCAAGCCACGAAATGACCATCGTTTGCAGCAATCTGGCGCTTGATGTCCTCGCGCGTGAGTGCCGCTGCCGCCATCAGGCCGGATTCTTCGCCGGGACAATGGCAAAGCCAACAGCCGGGAGCGGGTTGTCAGGGTCCGAACCGTGCAGCGTTTTCTCGCCGTACTTCTTCGGTTTCATCTTGCCCATCAACCACTTGCGAGCTTCTATGCGCAACTTGGCGCGCGACACAGCTTCCTCGTTGTAGGCCGTGTAAATCTCGCCGCGCTGGTTCTCGCGCTCAATCCAGTCGTTCGTTGAGTTGTCCGCGATGTCAACAAGCTCTTCAGCAAATGTGTCCGCTTGATCCTCTTTCGCGCGCGCGTATTGCTCACGAAAGTCAGCCTTATCCTGTAACCAGCGATAGAACGTGGCTTGTTCCGGCATGTGATCCAGCAGGCAAATCTGCCGAACTGGCTCACCTTCACGGATGCGCTGACAAATCTCGTCGGC